ATGTCACCTTGAATGACACCTTTTATATTCAATTCAGATAAAAACTCAAGTGCCGTTTTTAACTTTTTATTCAAACCTTCTGCAGGATGATTCCTATCAATGTCTTCTGGAGTATAATTAAGTTTTGCATTTTTTGCAAAAACACCTTTTGTGCCGACAAAAAACTTTCCGTTTTCAGGATTTGTTCCTGCAAAAATAGCAGGCGCACCATCCCATTTAACGGTGATGCGAACCTGCTTTCCGCTTTTTGTAGAACCAGCAAGCATATCTCTCAAACCTCTGAGAAAGTTTATTGCTTGTCTAGTTCCATCAACTCCATTGTTAAGAACCTCATCTTCAATATGTTCAAGGTGTAGGTTCTTATCTTCATTTAAATATTGTTTGAAACTTTGCATTATTTCCGCATAACTCGTTTCAAACTATTTATCTAATTAAAGATTTACGATAGTTGAATTACAATGTTCGTAGGGATTATGGAAGAATTGCTTAGCCTGTGGCGTTCTAGAACTACAATAATTTGCATTTATTTTTGCTTTAGCCAAGTCGGATCGCTTGACTGGATCACCATTCCGACATAATAGATAAGGCTTCAAACATATCCATGCTGGATGTCCAATATCACGCAATCTTTTTGCCTGTATTTCTAAATACTCAGGAAGTTTTTCATTGAAATGAACGTAATCAGGTTCTTTTTCAACTTTAGGAAGGGCTTCTGGTATAAGTTCAACTTTCTTTTCAGAAACATATTCAGTTTTACATGTTGGACAATCACCTTCAGGTGTCATTTCACAACCCATAGGTTCATCACAAACTTGAATTTTTTTGCTTTCTTCTACGGTTTGTTTCTTATAAATTACATCTGTGTTTTCAGAAACAACTAATGGTTCTTCAACTTCTTCTTGTTTCCCATGCACAACAAAAGGAAGTTTTGTGATTTTTGGTCCTGATAATGGTTTTACATTGATGGGTTTCAGTAACAATTGACCATCGGATTGAACGATGACTTCATACTTCGTGCCATTCATTTCAATAACTTTAGCAAATGTCGGAAATGCTACAAAGACTACTACAAATAACATTAAGATAAAACGAATCATATCACCTCATTTATAAGAGATTAACAAAAAGAGAGTAAAACTCTCATTTACAGATATATTTTATCAAAAGGTATCGATTAAGTCAAGTGTTTTCTTCAACCCATCACCTGTTAAATCTAGATTCTCAAATTGTTCGCTGACATCCACATTATCCTTAAATACTTTCATGTCACAATCATATGAATCTGAATCGTCCACTGGTATCCCTACCATTAATATGTTATACCCCTTATATTCTATATTGATAGAAAATACCTCTCCAGGTGCTGATGATACTTTAATCATGCGTAATTAAACTCCGAAAAATCTTTTTTGTTTTTCATTTTGCCATGCGTGGCTTTATCAAATGCAGGTTCATCATCTGATTCTTGTTTGTTCCAAGGTGCTTTAAACCCACCTTTTTTTGTTTTCTTTTCTGTCATTCTATCAATCAAATCATCTTGTGCAGACTCCTCAAGGTCATATAATTTCATTTTTGCTCGGTCAATACCAATCACAAATCTTTTAGAACTTGTTGGATCGTTATATCTATTTTTAAGTTGTTTGACCATGATTTGATTTAACTGTTCAAGTTCTTCAGTAGATATCAAAGCAAACATCAAATCAGCCGTTGCAGGAAGTCCAAACGATTCAGATGTATCCTCAAGTCCAACATCTGTACTTGTAAAACCAGACCTTGTGGTCTGCGTGGCAGACACAATAGGCACATTATATTCGACTGCCATACCACGCAGTTCTTCAGCAATGGATTTTATGAATGTATAAGAGTTTACATTCGCCCCTTGCTTCAATCTAGAAGAAGAACATATATTTAAATAATCTACAAAAATAATTTGAGGAACAAATTGTCGTTTGAGTTTCAGTTCGTTCATCAAACTATGAAAATGATTTACATTTGCTGATGCGGTTGGATACTCTTTGACAATTAATTTACCATCTGTAACCTTACTTATCTGTGAAACTTTTCTATCGTACAAATCTTTAGGTAATTTTTTCAAATCATCAAGTGTGATGTTCATCAAATTTGCATCAATTCTTTCTGCAATTTTTTCTTCTGCCATTTCAAGTGTGATATACAGTACATTATATCCTTGAGATAGACAACTTGACGCCACATGACACATAAACAAAGATTTACCAACACCAGTACCTGCCATTGCAATGTTCAATGTCTTATTTGGAAGACCGCCTGAGGTGATTGTATTGAAATATTCTAAATCAAACTTAATACGTTCTTCTACTCTATGATATGATTCATATCTTTCATCAGAGTCTTCTATGTAATCATGACCGATATGAGGATCAAAACAGACTGCAAGTGCATCAGACAATATACTGGGTATGGCACCTTTTGTTTTATTGGTCTTCTTTTGACCATCAATAATGCTAATCGACTCTAATACTGCATTGTAGATTGCTTTGTCTTGACAAAATTCTTCGGTCTTTTCTAAAAGCCATTCTTGAGAATTTTTATCAATTACGGTGCCTTTGTATTGATGTAATCTTTCAATTACACTTTTTAGTTGCTCTTCATTTAATTTAGGATTTTCACTTAGATCAATTTCAAGGTTTTCCTCAAGTGGCGAATGATTATGCTTTTGAATGTAGTCATTGATTTCTTCAAATAAAATTTTGTCTGTTTGTTCAAGGAAATATTCACTTTTTAAATATGGTAATGATTTTCTTACAAATTCATCATTATACAAGAGATTCTTTAAAATCGTATTTTCTAGTCTTTCCATCCTCGCTTTCGGTTGTGTCTATGTTTTCTTGCACTAATTCTAATAAAATCTCACCAATGAGAGTTTCAAATTCTTTACCTTCCTCATCAGCATATTTTTTATTTACAATTTCTTCAGGTATTTCAAGTATATCATACTCAAATTTATATGTCAATGTTCCGTCTTCATTAGCCCTATCATTAACACCAAATGTATGATATTTGTAAATAACATCTGTAAATTTACCTTTTGCTATACGAAATGCTTTTTGATCCTCTTCAACACTCTGAGGATTCTGTACTATCTCGTACCACTCCTTCATCGTTTTTTGTTGTTCCATATAAAAACTTTTCTTTACAAAAATCGTCAATATTTTTCATGACATCTTCTGTAAAATATTTTTCAGGTTGTTGCAAAATTTGCTTACCAAATAATTTTGATCCGTCTGGTAACTCAAAACGTGTAGAAACTTTAGAAAAAATACCGGCTTCTTCTGCAAGTTCTAACATACCATACCATCTGTCTAAACCTTTATCATATGTGACAAGAGCATCAATCATTCTATTTTCTACCGTTAATCTAGACTTGTGATTCTTACAATGAATCACATTACCAATAACTTCTGTACCTTCTTTTTCTTTTCTCTTTGATAAAAATACTATATTGCTTGAAGCATAGTACAACCCTGTACCACCACCCATCACTTGTTGTGGAAACATCACACCAACTTGTGAATATGTATGATTTGTAACGAGCATAGGAACTTTCGCTTTACCTGCTTTGAGTGTCAATACTCTAAATGCTCCTTTTACAAGGGCGGCTCGTGTCATGTCTTTTGTCTCTTTTCCATCAGCAATATCACCTAGTTCTTTTGATGTAGATAACATACCAAGACTATCAAGACAAATCATCAAAGGTTTACGTTCTTGATCTGCTAGATATTTGTCAAGAACTTTTGTCGATTGATGAGCAAACTCTTGTATTGATGCGACTGGCAACATGACCATACGAGAAGAATCAATACCTCTCTTCTCAATCATGTCTTTTGTTATTGCAGACTCAGACTCAAAGTAAAGAACACCACCGTCAGGATTATCTGACAAAAACTGTTTGACAATACCGAGTACAAAAAATGTTTTTCCTGTAGCCGATTCTCCAGCAAAGGCGGTAATCTTGTTCCCTGCAAGCCCACCATAGATACTTCCCGATAGTAAAGCATTGAGAGCATAACTACCGGAATCAATAAAGGATTCAACATCACCTGCTTCAACACCATCAGAAACCAATCCAGCATATTCATTTCCTGTCTCCTTAATCATATCTGTCAAAAAACTCATTACAACTCCTTAAATAAAAAAATCATCAATTGTATATCTTTTTTCATGATCCCATCCGACACAATCCAAAATATCTTTCAAAGGATCGAGAAATGTTTTCTCAAATTGCGTATCGTAGTCAATAAATTTATGTAAGTCAAATTCGGCAGGCAGTGTATTACCCATACTGATAACTGTATCACCTACTGGATTTGGTGTTTTTAGATACGAAAACTTTATCTTCTCACCCTCTTGAATGATCTGATATTTTCTCGTAAGTTTATGTTCTCGTAGTAATTTATTATGTATGAGAGTACCTTTCACATGTATTGGCGTACCTTTCTTGTAGAGTTGAACACTATCACTATACTTTTCGATACCTTTGACTGAACGAGGAAACGCAACATCTTCTGGTGGCAATGTTTCAAACTCATTACGAAAACTTTCAACGAATGCAATCATATCTTCTTCTGTATCATTCATCAATATCTTATATGCATCAGCAAGTTTTTGTCTCACAATAGCAGGTGTTGAAGATTTAACCGATTCAAGTCCCTTGACTTTGATTTTAGGTTTCTCAAATCGCACACCTTCACTGTCATGTACATTAATGATATAATGTTTCTTACCAGTCCAGATTGCTCTGTCAGCAAGAACCTCACGTTTCATGAACATCTTTTGCTGATATGCATTCATGTATTCACGTAACCCATTGAACGATCTGTCAATACAATCTTGTACTTTGCCAGCACATACCTTATCTAGAAAGTCGATTACCTTTTTCTTATCACTATCATCATCAAATACACTCTTCACAAGGTCATCAAGACACACATAAATTGAATCTGTATCAGATGCAATGACATAATCATTATCTTTTGTTTTGAGTATTTTGTTTAGATACTCATTCACATCTCGTTCAACCCATCTGGTAGACAACTGACCACCAGTAGTAATTGCTTCTGCACATCTCACATCAAAGAAACGAAAATACTGATTACCCAAAGCACCATAAGCAGAATTCAGTTGAATTTTTCTTGCCATCTGCATGTTGTCAAGTCTTGCGACTTCTTTTGATAGTTTCACTCGTTCAGACGGATTCTTCTCATTCTCGTATAGTTGTTGAGTTTCAAGCATTTGCTTCTTAAACTTGGATCTCTCATTATACATACGCTCCATCATAGCAGGTAGAAACCCTTGTATGTCTCTACGAAAATGATAACCATTTGCCGCCATAGATAATTCTTCACGTTGACAATATTTTGTATTGATTTCTTTATCTAGCAGTTTGTCAACTGTTACAGATTGTGGAGGATAATCTAGAACCATAGTTTCAGGTGACACATTGTATTGCATAATCAAATGTGGATACAAACTGTTTAAGTCAAACGACACAACCCAGTTATATGCACCAGGTTTCGGTTCTTTTACATAAGCACCTTCGTATGGATTATCCTTGAATGTATTTTTCTTTGGTGGTAGTACAATATTTTTACCACGCAATTCATTATATATTAAAGTATCCCACATTCTCACTTGAGTAAATACATCTGTATAATTCACTTTAGCATCATATGCAAGCACAATAGCAGTTTCAATTAATTTCAATTTATCTTCAAGTCTATCTACAAGGTCAACGTCTTTTACGTTGTAATCCATAAACTTTTGAAAATCTTGTTTGTATAATTGATGCAAACTACCAAATTCTGAGTAATCTAATTTCTTATCACCAAGTTCTACGTGTGCTATATGGTCAAGTCTATAATTTTCTTGTTGTGTATAAGTGAATTTACGATATAAGTCAAGATAGTCAAGTGTCGCAACACCAACTAATTCAAATGCTTGTTGCTCTCGTGTACCTCCAAAACCCATTTGATTGACTGTTCTTTCACTCACAAACTTCCATGGAGACAGTCTTTGATATTCAGGTTTATCAAATAATTTATTCATACGATTGACAAGATATGGAATATCAAAAAATTTCACATTCCAACCAGTCACCACATCAATATCGAGTCTTTCCCAAAAAGAAAGAAACTCTTGTAACAAATGTATTTCATTACCACATTTCATATAGTGAACATTCTCTTGACTAGGAGTATAATCTCCACAACCAAAAGAAAAAAACTTACCTTTATATTTCACTGTAATCGATATGACCTCTTCTTGTGCGAGTTGAGGTTCTGGAAATCCATTCTCTGATCTTGTCTCAATATCAATGTTTGCAATACCAATCAGATTTTTATCGTATTGCATTGTGTCTGGATAATTATCTGCTATGAAACAATAATGAAAATTTGTATTGCCATAGATTTTGAAATTGTCTACACCTTCATATTTACGAATAAAATTTTTTGCTTCTGATATTGAGCCACAATTTATTTCAGAAACATTCTCACCTTCAAGTGTTTTCCAATTTGATTCTTTTTGAGAAGGGACGTATAGGGTAGGGTTGTAATCAACCTTGTGTTTGAAGTGTTTGCCTTTTTCGTCCACACCACGAAAAAAGACTTTGCCTTTTACATTTTGAACGTTAGTATAAAAACTCATGCATTGAATCTGGTATATCTGTATTGATAGGAACTCCCCATTTCATCAAGTTTATCATAACACAATAATATGTGTTTGTCAATCCAAGTTTTCTTAGATTGAAATGCACCTATTAAAAATAAAAACTGTAAATATATTTTCCAAAATAATGCTTTTACGGTTTCCATGGCAAATACTTGCCTTTTGTTTTTTGATTTATAATTAGTCCATTATGGCGATTAGAACCATCGTTTCTATACGAACAATGGACCCATCCGCTATTCGGATCTCCCTCTGGATCATGAAATTCTAATATGATCTGGTCAAAATCACAATTCTTATAAATCCATGTCGCTAATTCTTTATTTGATAGTCCATTGATCTCAAAATCGGCGGCCTGGCCTTTTGCATGTTGTGATTTTGCTGAACTTCCCACTGCTTCACATAATTTAACTGACCTGAAACCAGAGTTTATACGGACTGCTTTACCGAAATGCTCTCTGACAGGCTGAAGAATATAGCAACAAAGATTTGTTAAACTGACAACTTCTTCCATTGTAGGCTCATTCGGTATATTTCTACGAATAGCGGTGTCAGAAAATGTCATTTCTTTTAACGAAAAATTCTTTGTCAGTTTCATTTAATCCTCTTCTAAAATGGTGACCCATTGGGGTCCATGTTTTTTATAATAATACATACTTGTTTCTTTTTTCTCTTGCATTTTAAATAAGAATTTTTTTCCTCTATGAGAACCCTTCAATAGACGAGAAAAGAAATCTTTAAATTTATCTCCAACATCATCTATGGAAATATTTCTTCCTTTCACATCAAATTTATCTAATACTTTACCAATTCCTGCACTTTTATTTGTGCCTATCATCGCAAAGGTTTGTCTATCCTTTATAATTACTGAATGTTGGTCATATTTCTTACCCAACTCTATCATTTCTTTTTGTCTAATATTAGGAATAAATAAAGATTTTTCATTAACAAATCCATCTTCTTCTTGATAACCACCTTTCATTTCAATAAAACCATAACCATTATCTCTGACTATTTTTTTAAGTTCTTTATAACGCTCAAGATTTTCTTTATTAGAAAATTCTTTTCTAAAAGGTGACATTACACCAAAATTTTCTGTTTTCTCTACATGGGTCATAATTCTGGAAAGACTTGACTCTGTGATATATGTATTAAATGATAACATATTTTCTACTTATTTTTATTAACAAAAAGGAAGGAAATATATAAGCATTTCCTTCCCAATTTATCAAAAATTATTTCTTTTCTACGAATTCATACAACTCAGATGCCTTCTTCTTAATATCATCAATGGTATATGATTCGGGTTGAAGTTCTTTCCATAATTTCATGTTTGCATCACCATGAGCCTTTGCTTCATCCCATAATTGATACATCATATTTTCGGATCTAGCATAATTATCATTGAGATAACCTTGTGCCATTTCTAAGAGTTTAAAACGTAGTTCAAATGGATTACTAGACATAATTTCCTTTCTATATGTGTGTTGTGTGTGTTAAAATTTCTCAAATATACTCCTAAAAAGGCGGTCCGAAGACCGCCTCAAAAGTTATACTACTTTATGATCTACAACTTTCATTCCATCATTGATTTGGATTTGCCGAGGTTTCTTTTCCTCTGGTAATACTCTCTCCAAGTCAATAGTAAGAAGCCCGTTATACAGGTCTGCACCCTTCACAACCACATCGTCGGATAGGGTAAATCTGCGAGAAAATTGCCTCTTGGCAATTCCACGATGAAGAAAGTCATTTTCTTCCTCTTTTTTAGAGGGAACGGTCTTAATTGAAAGTGTACCGTCCGCCACTTCTACCTGTAATTCGTCTTTAGAGAATCCAGCGAGAGCCATCTCAATTTGATACGCATACTCACCAGTTTTTTTGATGTTATATGGAGGGTATCCTGAACTTGAGGTACCAGGATCAACATCAAATAGACGGGAAAATAAAGAGTCTAATCCAACACTTGTCTGGAATGCTCTTTCAAAATCTCGGATGTTATTGGGGAATGTTATAGCCATTTCTTGATTCAACATAATTATCTCCTATATTAGCGAGATTAATTTTGGAGTTACGCATAGGCTAACTCCGTGTGGCAATATGCCACGATAAGAGATGTCCAATATTGGCACATCTCATAACAACTATAATTCTATTTATAATAAATTATAACACAAATTTCGGATTTGTCAAGTTCCTGTGGATCCAAATCCACCATCTCTTTCAGTCTTTTGTAAAGGTCTATTATTAATACGACCTATTACATATGATTCGGCTTGTCTTAGTTCTGCTTGTGCTATTCTATCACCATGTTCTACTATATAAGGATCATCTGATAAATTAATCATTATACAATTACATTCTTCTACATAATCTTCATCTATAATACCTGTATTATTTGCAGTGACCAATCCCTTTTTTAATGCATTACCGGATCGTGGATGTACTTTTATATAATATCCTGGAGGAATATCAAATATCAATCCTGTAGATATTAAATATCTCCATTTAGGTATCATTTCAAGATGATCACCTTTGAGTGTAACTTCTTTTTTGTGATTATATTGATTGAATGCTAAAAGTTTTGCATCTTTTTTAAGATATGCTTTAAGGTCAAAACATGCGGATTTTTCTGTTGCCAATGATGGAATCTCAATATCATCATGTAAACAGAATACTCCTAGTTTCTGTTGAATTTTTACACTGCTCATTATGATTTTTTACCAATGTTATATTTGGGAGTAAGTGTCCACTCTTCTTTCTCTGAAAATGAAAGTATTTTTAATTGATTAAGAGATACAACAGGATCTTTTGTTTTTTCTGGCTCAACTATTGTAAGCAATTCCCATTCTGCTAAAAGATTTGTAATTGTATTTCTTCTTGCAATATCATTTTCTGAAAAATTTGTAGGCTTACCATCTAGTGCAAACAATTCTTTGAAATGCACAATATAATATTTCTGTTGTTTGTGTAAAATATGACAAGACTGATATAGTGTCTTATCTTTGCGTGATGCGACACCAATGCGTGTTAGTGTCTCTTTAATTTTAAGGAAGTCATCAGATTCCTTGATAGTGATCTCTATCATTTGGTCAACGCCATAAGTCATTTCACTCCTTTCATCCCACCTTTATCCAACACCTTTTTCATCTCTTCTATATTCTCAACCGTTAATAAAGGTAAAACTTCTTTTGCTCGTTTAATACTATATCCATAAAATTCCATAACGATTTCTAACAACTCAGATTTTTCTGCTTTATGCCATTTAGAGAATCGTTTACGTTTCCTGATATTATTTAGATAATAAGAGTTTTGAAGTTTTTTATCAAGATGGTGCCGAATGTTCATCTCATTAGCATCCATTATAGTATCTAAAAAGAAAGACAAACCACGATTGATAATGTAAGGATTATATTGCTTTTCAACCTGATGGTCAATATCATCAACCATCAGGTCGTTCTTGCCATGATTTATTTCATTTAAAAAATCAAATGGTGTCATCTTTTCTCACATATAAATTATTATAAACATTATCATTATCTTCCATATATGATTCAATCAAGTCAAAATTTTCAGATATTTTATTTAATTTGTTAGACAACATTTCTGAGCCACAATTCCAAGCATGACCAGCGTAAAATAAATATTTGCATTTGAGCAAAACTTTTGCAAAATATGTTAAGAAATCATCCCATGATAATTCACTCAAACTATGAGCCGCAATAGCCAAATCTATAGGTTCATTTATAGTATAATTATATGCAGACCTAAAATCAAGTTTATTTGTATCTCCAATTTCTTTATTCAAATACCATTTTTGTAAATCCAAACAAAATGGTAAATCTACCATAATCCATTTATTAAAAGATATCAAATTTCTGTTAAGTCTATACCAATTCCCATAACCTCCACCAATTTCCAAAATATTATCAAAAACTTTATATTTTGAAAAAATTATTGAAGACATCATAATATGTCTACTATCACACTGATCAATTAATTGATATTTTATTTTCTCACCGTATCCTAAATCAGACTTTTTTACACTCAAATATTGACTAAACAAAATTGGATCTAATTCATATGCCTTTTTCAAAGCACTAAAATCAAGACCACCATTTGTCAACAAAAAACCATAAATTTCTTCTGCTTCTCTAAATCTATGAAAATTAACTTTCGACTCATAATACATTTTTTCAGAGTCTATAAAAGTACCTTTATATCCATCCATATTACAACATATTTTGTAAATTTTGCAAAAAAACGAATGGCGACATTATATAGAATCTTTCAAGTCAAGAGGTTTTAATTGTTGTCTTTGAAAATCTTGTTGTTGAAGAAACATTTGTCTTTGAGAACATTGAAAAGTTATATCATATGATATTCTAGCATTGTCCGGAGATAAACCTCCTGTTGGAGGAGCCCCAAAAACTTCTACAAACTGATCTAACTCATATCTTCTTTCATACTCATCTATTGCACATCTAACCATTAAATGTAAATGCTTAGGAACAAATCTTGTTCTTATACCAGAAATATTAGATAATTGTGTAAATAACATTGCCGTCCAAAATTCTTTTCGAACTGGATCCCATTGTCTTACAGGTGATGCTTCAACTGTAGCATTATCTGTATCAGGTGGAGTATCAATTTTTGCTTCATGTTTTATACATCCATAACCAATACTTGTCATCAAAACCATTATGAGTATTGATTTTTTAAACATTTGTTCCTTTAATTAAACTGACATTCTACCATAACTTCTGTAAGACAAGCCACTAGATTTAATTCTTGATCGGCCGCAAATGCAGATTTGTATTGATAGTCTGCCAGTATTAATATTAATTGCGGAATTGAAGATTGTTGGACATACTCGGATGAAACATCATAAATCTTGCGAAACACTTTTTGTGGGTCATTATCAATGTTGTCGGCAACCCACTTGCGAACTTCATTGAAATGTTTATCCTTCATAGCAAACATCAATTCTTTTAAATTGACTTCTGCAACTTGAGAAAGTATGCCTTCATCTATTATACCAGATGATGCATATTTTTGAAGTTCATTTAACACTCTCCTGTTATCAGGAAAATGTTTCATAATAATGTTAGCAACTACCTTTTTATCGTACTCTATCTTCTCTTCGTCTAATATATATACAATTCTTTTTAAAAAAGCATGGGCTATAGCAGGTTTTTCAGAATTACTTATTTTGAATTCAACTACCTGACATCTTGAATGTAAAGGAGATATAATACGATTTGCATAGTTGCATGTAAGAATAAAAGTACAACTTTTCTCAAACTCTTCAATGAAGGCTCTCAAGGCTGGCTGAGTGCTTTGTGGATTGAGATAATCTGCCTCATCAAGTATGACAACCTTTGCTCCACCATCAAAACCCATAGTAGAAGCATATCCACGAACTTTATTTCTGAGAATATCAATACCAGAATCTTCGGAACCATTAATGAACAAATAATCGCACCCAACCTCATTACAAAGTGCCTTTGCAACAGTGGTCTTACCAGTACCTGGACCACCATTGAGAATAAGATTGGGAATACGACCTTGTTTTTTTATATCTTCAAAAAGAGATTTTATATGGTCTGGTAGGATGCATTCCGAAATTGTTTTTGGACGGTAACGCTCCACCCAAAGAAACGATTTACGATTTTGCATAATTAAGCATTAAATGTAGAATTATTTTCTATTGCAATGTGATAGACAAGTTTCTCATCATCAGAAACAAACTTGGAAAGACCTTTAGAAGACATGGATACATTATAGTCTTTACTCATCAATTTACTAAAGTTTTCTACTTTGAATATGATAGAAAAGGTGTCAGTTGTATCACCAAGTTCATAACTAAATTGCTCACTCAAATTGTTCTTACTTTCATACGCTTGTAATTTCAATTTAGATCCATCACCAACAATTCCAATCTCTGGAACTTGAAGCACAAGTGCCGCCTTTACAGTTGAATCATAGATATCTTTTGATAATTTAAATGAGACATCTACATTAGGTAATGCTAGTTCTTTATTAGGCGGTCTTACAACTAAACTGGCATCACAAAATGAATAGATTACTTTAGCCTTATCACTGGTCATAACAAGATGATTAGATTCAAAAGAAAGTTCTGGAGAATCAAATAATGAGATAGCACCAAGAAATTTATTTAAATCGTAAATACCAAATTCTACAGGAACAGAATCTTCAGTTTTAGCCTCTGCTAAAATTGATTTTTTAGGTGATACTGTTTTGACAACATTACCTTGCTCAAAATAAATTCCGTTATTGATAGCGGAAAAATTTTTGAGAATTGACATAGTTTCTTCACTAAATTTCATAATAACTCCATATTGATTTTGTATTGTTCATATTATAACATATTAACATTATTTGTCAATTATTTTTTCTTTTTGGTTTTACTTCTCCTTTCTTTTCTAGATTCACTCCTTTTTTGAATTTCTTCAACTTCTTGAACCGCTCTAGCATTTTCAACTTCTCTTTTTCTGTCCTCTCTCATTTGCTGAGATTGTTTCATATTTTTCAATGCCCATTTATTCGAAGGATCTATTCTTCCAAGGTCTGACATTGTACCATCAAAAACATATGTACCGACATGACCTAACTTCATCCAAGGACACAAAAAGATTTTGATACCAATATGTCTGGCCAATTGACAGAATGCATAATCTTCAGATAAATATCTGTCTGAACCATTGGAAGCACCCATAGGCATATATTTGTCATTATCAATGACAGTATCAAAATATGCATGAATGTATCGGTCACCAGTAAAATGTTCTGAACGATTATGGTCAGGTTTATAATGAAACTGAGGGTATGCCTCTTTCCATTTCGAAAAAACTTCTCTTTGAGCCATGAAAAAACCTGTGCCAATTTCTAAAACTTCACACGGCTCATTAATCTGTAATTCTTTTGTTCCCATCACAGGATTGAAAACAAAATCACCTGTGAATTTTTGAAGTTCATTTGGATCTTCATCAGCAGTTCCAGCATCAACGGCTTGTCTAATCTTTTCCCAAGCAATGCATTTTTTACCATAAGGACCTCCAATGATAGGTCTTTCATCATCACAAAGTACCGCAAGCGAAAGTACATCTTTTGGATTAAAATTAATATCCGCATCAATGAACATCAAATGAGTAAACTCTTCGGCTCTCAAAAATTCATCTACAAGATAATTTCTTGCTCTTGTAATAAGTGATTCATTAAATATAAAAAAGAATCTACATTCAACTCCGTAATTAGCACACATTGTAGCAAGGTCAATGCAGGCTTTAGTGTACATTCCTGCACATTGACCGCCATACATTGGTGTTGCTACAAATATTTTTTTCTTCTGTAAATCTTTTGCTTGTACTTCAATTTGCATTATAATCCTATGTTATATTATAAAAATTTCAGTAAATTTTCAGGTTTAGTATTAGGTACTTTCATTGTTCTCCTTATCATAATAGTCTAATAAATTATTATAATCTCCTACATATTTTCCTTTAATAAATATTTGAGGAACCATAGTAGATTTGGTGATTTTCATCAAATCTCCAAAAAATCGTTTATCCGAATATATAACTGTATATTTTTCTTGATTTTCCTCAAACAATTCTTTTGCTTTATCGCACCATTGACATTCGGGAACTGATTGGTGTCTCACAATCACGTTTCCATTAATATTAATTTCCATAATTTTCTCACGAGTAAATAAAAAAATAGGTGAGCCCTGCTGAACTCACCTATTATTTATGCATCAATTAGAAAGGTGTTCTGTCATCAGAATCAACTTGGGATTCACCTCCTTCTGAAGTTTCTTCTGAAGGTTTATTAACTTCACCATCAACTTTGGTGTACAGGTCAAGAAATGCCTGTTTTGTTTCATCATCAAAACGATTGACACAAAGTTGGATTGACTTCATTCGGTCACCGAAAATCTTGAATGCATTTACGATGTGAACAAGTCGCCTGGTGGATATGATTTCATCAATGCCACCATCATAGAATGTCTTGCGGATAATGTCTGCCCAATCTACAAGTTTCTGTGCAAACTCTTCATCAAAACACCCAAGTGATTGCATAATACCAACGAGGATTTTCTTCTCGGTAGCAGGAGTAGGATACTCTTGCTCAATAGTAATTGCAAAACGCTCAAGGAATGCCTCATTGAGAATGTTAGTGCCGATGAAACGTCCATCATCAGAACCTTTACCTTTAGTGTTTGCGGTAGCAATCACATTGAAACCAGTCTTGGGTTTGACAAAACGATTAATCTTTTTGACATAAACACCTTTACCCTCAAGGACTGGTTGCAAACACATGATCTTATTAGATGCAAGATCAACTTCATCAAGAAGCAGAATAGCACCACGATCCATTGCTTGAATGACAGGACCATTTTGCCAGACAGTTTGACCGTCAATCAATACGTAATGACCGAGAAGATCATCTTCATCAGTCTCAACAGTAATATTGACACGAAACAATTCACGTTTGGCTTTAGCACAAGCCTGCTCAACAAGAAAAGTTTTACCATTACCAGACAGGCCAGTAATAAAACCTGTATAGAACAAATTTGATTTAATGATATTATGAATATCTTTAAACTGACCAAAAGGAACAAATGTTCCATCAATTTCAGGTACAAAACTGACATCTTCAGTATTAGTGATAGATGCAGGAAGAGAAGGTTCAATACGAGTGACCTTCTCATCAACTTTTGTAGCAATCATAACAGGTTCTGCGGTTAAAGGTGAGGCAGTGCTTTCACCCATAATTACTTCACCATTAGCGGCAACTTCAGGAATGCTATAAACACCACGAGACATACGAAAAACAGGATCTTTCATCAGCCATTGGCAAGTTATAGTTCCATGTTTTTTTCTCAATTCCTTAATATCACTCATTGTCAAGGAATCTTCAAAACCTTCAGATTTTAAAAGGTCAAGAAACTTTTGTTGTTTACCAGTCAATATCATATTACCTCATTACGAAAGAATTAAAAATCTCACTTACATTTAGTATTGTAGCAAATTATTCAGAATTGTCAAGGGTTTTTTCTGCAATATCTCTAATTGCCATTTCTTTTGCAAAAAGAATATCACCCCATTCTTCTTCTGAATAATACTGTTCATCTTTTTCCTTTTCATCTTTTTCTTCTGCCATATTTACCTCTATGCTACCTGTTCAATGAATTTGTTAAGGACTACACGGTTGCGTAATTTCTTACGATTCATTTTTTTGAAAGCGGTACGAATCGCAGATTTTTTAGAGCCAGCATCAACTTTGTCAAGTTCTGACTTTTCATCAATCTGCAAATCTGAACCATCTTTAATTATATAGAGGTTGTCGTAACCGTCAATCTCAGCAACAATGCATTTTTCTTTACGCCATGAATCCATCATGTCATTGAAATCGTTATTATCATTTGAATAATAACTCGCTTTATGACGGTCAAGACGATTGACAAGAAAGAAACCAATGATGTTTGCACCAGTCGCTTTACGCAAAGAATTGAACAACAATTCAGTAGTTGCTCGGTGAGAAGCAAACCAACCCATTGTTTTGGAACGTACAACTTCCGACTTTGATGGTATATCACGTACCGTCAATTGATCATTACGACCAATATGTTGTTCTTTACCTTCTGAATCAAGATAATAACCTGCTTGACATGAATCACCATCAGTAAGAAATACGGTATTAACAATCTGAACATTGTGGTCTCGCTTGAATCTGCGAACCAGTTCATGACTAGCAACGATAGCGGCATTCAACGGTGTACCACCCAACGAGTATTGACTAGGGATTGAAGGACTCTTGCCACCATTATAGTGCCAATCAACTTTACTGTTGTAATAATCACGGATGTTGATAGCATTCCAACATGCTTTGTTGAATTCGATATTTGACATTTTACTCGAAAATAACTGCATGAGATTGAAATGACCTTGCTCACAAAAATCACCAGGTTGATAATCCCATTTGGGTTTACCATCATCTGTATCAATGATTGATTCATCATTAGAACGCCATATTCTGTCAGTAAAAGCATAAACATCAAACGGAATGTTTACTTTTTTGCAGAACATCACAAGTATCATCATTTGTTCAACCGTACCCGCCATATTAGCACTCATTGAACCAGACCAGTCAATAAACATGACAAGACCATGATTTTTACCACTAGCAACCGTAGCCACTCGCTTAAAAAGATTATCAGAATACTTGTAAGAGTAAAGTTTTGAAGTTTCAAGAACACCAGTATTTGCCGATGCAGTACGTTTGTACTCATCTGCACGTTTCTTCATCTCAAACTCTTTGGCAAGATAATCAACAATTGATTTATTTTGCTCACGGAATTCCTTATATCGTTTTGGAGCGGTTGACCATGACTCCGATGGTGTCATTGTGCCCCAATATCCTGAATGTTGTTCTTGATTATAATACTTATCATGTAACTGAGCCAATTTTTTATAATCTATAACAATATTTTCAAGAACTGGCTTTGGTAAATTAGCATAGATATATTTTTTGTCACTATCAATTCTATCATTCAATTCTGTTTCTTTTCTGCGAAAGAATTCATCAGTAATTGAACGAGGACCAGCAACTGCATTCGGATTAATGTTAGTATTGACACCACCTTCAGCACCTACAGTGTTTGACGGATTGACTTGACCATCAGATTCATCATTCTCAAATTCATCTTTAAATTTATCAGCAGGTGAATTACCAGAAGAAGAATTGGTTTCTTCTGAACCATTTGAAGAATCATCAGACTCGGCAGAAGGACCATCAGAATTAGAAGATTCTTCATCTTCACCTTCGCTTTCATCCTCACTTTCACTTGAAGAACCTTTCATACCAGTTTCACCTTCAGTTTCTTCAGTATCATCCCATTCAAAAGGAGAATCACCCATCATATCAGGATTAATTTCTTCATCATCTTCACCATAACCTTTACTTGAAAACATATCGAAATCATGATCATCGGTCATACTTTCATTTTCTGCACAATAATCATAAAGTCGGTCAGTAAACTCGACAATCTCAGGAAAAGTTTCAAGAGACATCAATTTATCAACCCACTTCATTTCATCTTCGGTAAAAGAAATACCCATTGAAGCACCACCTTTTGTATGAAGATTGATACGGTCAATGAGAGGCAGTCCGTCAACATTTACATGACTGATACCAAAGAAATCATTTTTCATCAATTCACGATACCCAAGTACCATTGCTTTGGAAGCACCAGGATACTTTCGCTTGATTTTCTTCTCAATACGAGCATCTTCGGTGACATTAAGAAATGACTTGTAACCTTTGCCTTTTGAACTAGCAGAAGAATGCCAACCATCAGCAGGAGTATTAAGTGCATGACTCACTTCATGAAGAACAAGAAGGTCATAGACATCACCGTCCATCCACTTGAAAATCGGAAGATAAAGCACACGTTTATTAGGATCAAAGGCGGCAGTTTCATAATTGCCGTGTTCAACTTTGATGTTCTCAGTGGCCAACAATTTGGCTAACATCGATTTTGATTCTCTAATATCCATAAGATTTATTGATTAGGGTTACTCATCTATAGTTATATAATAGCAAACTGGGTAGGAATGTCAAGGGTTTTTTGAACTGACTTCATTTTCGTACAAACCTATCAAGGTAATTGGCAAGTCAATCATATTATATTCAATGATGGAAGTAATTTGATTCTTTGCCTGTTCAAAATAAAGTGAACTGTTGGCAGAGGGAATGTCTTTTGTCTTGGTAATAATAATTAATTCATGTACAAAAGAGTCATCCAGTTTCAATGAAGATTTTTTGAATAACTCTGTTCTAATAATATTATTCAAAAGAAAAGGATAATTTGAAAACTGTACTTCCATTACGACACCATCTTTGAAAAAATCAACATCTTTACCCATGTGACGTAAAGAAGAAGGAATTTTCACATTTGGTTTCCAGCCACTTTCTACCAAAGTCTCTTTAAAATAGTTATTTGTTTTAACAGGATCAAATACCAAACTGCCGATCTTTGTTTTTTGTTTTGATGGTTTAGTGAAATATGGAAGTTTGAATGCAACATCACTTAGATCATCCAAAAATTTGGATGAACCATTGAATTTTTCAATTTTAATTTTCATTTATTGATTTTAATTTTCATGGAGCGAGTAACGAGATTCGAACTCGTGACCTTCTGCTTGGCAAGCAGATGTTCTACCGACTGAACTATACTCGCTTTAGGAGATGTATATATCGCATCATCTATAATTGATTGTATCAAAAATAATGCGAAAGGTCAAGCAGGTTTCTTCCAAACAAATATCGGCTCATACTTGAACCACTTACCATCTACTTGTACTGCATTTTTGTAACTAGGCTTACCATCTTCACCAATACGATTACCACCTGGCATCCAAGCAAGTGTCATCTTCACTACTTCAACAAACTCCATACCATGCTCTCGCAATATCTTGTTACTGTCTTCTTCAAGCGGTAACATATCAGGACCAAACTTTGCATCGGCAATGTTCCAAAGCAAATATCTGTTTGGTTTTAGGTACTCAATACATGTTTCAAGAGTTGGTCGTAAAAACCCATCTACCCAAGACTGGTATTCTGGGAATTTTTTGTAAGATTGTTCTTCGTCTTCTGAATAGGCTTCTTTTGCAAAATATGGAGGACTTGTGAAAACGATATCAAGTTTTCCTCTGTACGTTTGAAACTGCTTATTATTACTGATTTCTTCCGAACCGAGTTGATAGATTTCATAGGTATTGTTGTGCGGGAAAAGAGATCCATATTTATTTTCGTTAAAAAAGTTTGCAAGGTATTCATACTTTGTAATACCCAATTCTTCAATCGTATGATCCGTGTTCGGGTCAGTCCCAATATAGTGGATATTACGGTCGTCACGGACAGCCATAGCCCCAAGAATACGACCGCCCCAACCGCTAGAAGGGTCATAAATGTTGATAACATCTTGCTCTTTAATGTGTTCGGTGTATCTCTCATACAAATATTTAGCGGTGAGTGGTGGAAAGTTTACTGCATACTGACACCATGAAATTCTAAATGCTTTGAAACCAACAGGAAATATTCTTTGACCGAACTTGAATAAACGAATACGAAATAAATCATTCTCATCTAGTTTTGCATTGACAAGGCATTTTTCAGGAATATTCAATTCGTTGATTTCATCTTTCGTAAGTGTACACCATTTCACATTCACAAGTTCTTGATTATGACCAGTATATTCTGTATCTTCTGAATGAGGTGCAATCCAGTAGTCATGAGTTTCTTTATGTCTAAAATCTCTCTCAAATATTTCTACCCATTGCTTACCAGATTCGGCAGGTATTAGAAAGTCTTTAATCTTACCACGAACAGGAACTGTTTGTGAATACTCATAAAAACTGTCTCGCTTGAAATGACGATGTGAATATTTGTAAACTTTTTCAGATAGTTTATCATCTACAAAATGGTCGTAGATTGAAAGACCATCATCATTTTTAGAATAATTAATTCTGGTCTTCATCATCGTCGGAAAGAACTGATTACAAGCATTACCGATGACAGATGTATTACGAACTATGTTATCACCTTTGTCCATCTCATGAACAGGAAACGATGACATCTTGTTAAACTGTTCTATAATATCATTTTCATTCCAACCAACTCTTGGTGGCAACCCAAGTTCATCCCAAGCATATGCAATTGTCTTTCTCATATCAGTCAACCATTGACGAAATTCATCATCTGACATCCAAAGAATATCGTCAAATGTTCTGTTGACTTCATGATCTAGAACATAGTCATTACGTTCATAAAAATGTTTCATGCACCCACATTCCAAAATAATGTTGTACCTTTTTTGTCAGAAAGTTCTTGAATAAACTTCCATGCTTTTGCATCATATGTAGGAGCGGAAGGAAACGGTGGCATCTCATACTCTTTTACAGGTTGGTCAAACCTATATTCACTACGATGATAAATTGCTCTACCTATTTCTCGTTCATTCATGATGTGCCCCACACTTACAACATGTATTGTAGCATATGGCCACGCTAATTGCAACCCCCTATTTAATGTTCCGCTTGAACCTACAGTCCATACCTCATTTGGTGTGATTGGTAAACTTCTTGCAATTTTGATTATTGACCCTAGAACTGTTGGATGTTCAAGTCCCAATGGCAATACCATTCTGTCAGATGACTCGGCGGCATAATCTTTTGCACGTTTTTGTGTGACTGTCAACATACCATTTTCTACCCAATGATAATCAACACCTAATTCTATGCCACGTTTTTGATACTCAGTAAAATTTTTCTCATCACGTTTAGCCATGAACAAAACTGCTTTTTTGTTATGACGTTTACATGCAATAGGTAAACTTATCTGTGCATATCCTGTAGCAGGACATGAACCAAAGACCCATTCATTTATGTTTTTATTTGAACCAATAAGATAATCTACGAAACGAACTTTTGAACCTGCATTGAGCAAATCATCTCTTACTACAAGAACACCATCATACTCAATAAGTTGTGGAGTGGGATATGGATCTGTCCAATCTTTTACAAGTTCAAGGCAATCTTCATCAGTCTCATCCCATAATGTACTCATTTTGTCCATCCGAAATGTCTATCATCATGCAATTTAAAATTGAAAACTTCTTTTTTATGATGTAATATTTTTATCTCGCAAGGTTTTGTTATTTTAACCACAGTTTTTTCTTCGATTTCTAATGAATTTACAAAAAAATTCAAATTATCTATAAATCCATCATCAGATTCTAGTTTTTGATAACATATATAATGCCCATCTTCATGTTTGAATGGTATGACTAACATATCATATATTTTATCTTTATATTTTATTTTTACAATAGGATAAAAATAATCATGAATTACATAATCTATACCAAAATTTACTTTGCCGAGCGTTCCATTTTTTGAATGTGAGTTCTCGACAAATAATGTTTTAATACCATGTAATTTACATACAATGCTTACAAAATTTTCTAAACCAGGATCTTCTATTTTTTTAAATTCTGAATATTTACTGTAAATATAAATTGCCTTTGCAAATTTTGAATTAAATGTAAAAAATTCTGTACTTCCAACGATTTTTTTAATATTCTCTATATAATAAGGATAAAAAATAGTATCCGTATTATTTTTCTTAATCTCTATTATATGTTGTGGTAATTGTTGTAAACAAAAATCTACTACATCATAATTCATAAAAGAAAATGTATGATAACCTTTATTAATTCCTAATGCAATACCATCACACATTGAAATTAACTGTGCAAAACCATGATAAGGTTGAGCATAATGTAATTCTAATGAACTTAATAAATTATTAATACTCAAAACAGATTGAAATTTTTTTGAGTGATCATCATAAATATCCCAATTCATAATAGGATTATAACTATTGTAAATCACATAATTTGCCGCATCTAAAATTTTATCAGGAATCTTTTTATGATGAGTAACATAACATGTTGTTATTTTATCAATTTCAGATAACTTATCAAATATCTCAACGGCATATTTTTCTTTTTCTTTTGTGTCTAAAAAACCAGCAACAATTACAAAATGTTCACTCAATCAATCCATCCTTCACCTTTAAACAGGTGTTCAAATCTATGTTTCATAACAGTTAAAAATAATTTAAATAACGTATCTTCTGTATATGTTCCATTCTCAACTATTAAAGTGTACATGTTCCTCTATTGATTTAGATTTAGAATTAAAAGTGTCATTCATCATACACCACCAATCGTACCAGTGAGGTTTTTCCGTTTTCCATGTCGCAAATCTACGTTTTTCAGTAGCATAGAAATTACGATAAGAAGGAATTGCTTTGTTTAATTTGTACTGTTCTGGCATTGCAAGTGGTGGATCTGACCATCCATTGTCTTGAAGATTGTCAGGTTTTCTTTTAATATATTCACGTAAGTCAAGGTCTGTTTTATGAAACTTTCCATATCGCAACGTGAATTCAGCACACAAAGCATTAAATAACTCATACAACCAATCATAATGTTGAGTGCTAGACCGCACCCAAATATTAGAAGGATGCTTAAAATGGGAGGCAAAATATAATTTATGTTCTCGGTCATCTGATAATCTCCATCTAGTCAGTTTGTGACCTCGCTTATTTTTTGTTTCATATGGTTCGCCATCAATTAATCGGTGAGCGGTACTCATAAGTTGAGCATATTCAACGATCATTTTCGGCACATGTTTATCGCAATGATAACGTGCCGCAAGTACAGGATCTTTGTCAAGAAAAAATATGTTCATAATAATGTTCTAGATCGTTCATTTGAAACAATGTCAATCACTAAATGCACTCTATCTTCTGTTCCTTCATTTACTGCACGATGAGGTTTTCTAGTATCCAACATCCATGCTTCATTAACCTTCATATTAGCACATTGCTTATGCCCTGTCAAGTCCCAGGACTCAAACAGAACTTTGTCATTAGTGATAATAGGAAAATGTATTCGCATTAACTTACCATCTGCCAATCCTCCTTTCGGATCAACCAAATCAGTATGTCGGTCTAATTCACCATCTCCAGCATTTAATTTCATAAATCGCACACGATGTATCTCTTCTGCTTTGAGCATCTTCACCAATTCTCTCACTTCAGGAAAGTCATCATATAGATATGTATCTTGCATTTCAAATAACACATCTTTATTTTCCTCTTTCCATTTCTTATTCATTTCTGCTGGGTCTGTAATAAACTCTGGTTCTGCACTGTACCCTCTTAAAGATACTGCTGACCAAGATTTGCGTTTATTATAGTTTGAATAATGGTTAGTAAATACAGGAAGTTTAGAAATTTTCTCTTGTATTGCAGATATAAGATGTGAGATATCAGTAGGCAATTTTAATTTTACAAGATTATGGTATTCTGTGTCAGGGACTTTTGGATGTTTTCTGCTTTCACCAAACATATCTTTTGAGTATGGTAAAAACCAATACACAATCAATTCACCAAATGTAGTAACCTTTGTACCGACTTTTTGCAAACCTAATTGCGTATCAAAGATATCATTTGTTGCAGTATCTTCGGCCCAAGAACATATCCACACATCTGTATTAAAATTTCTTATAATGTGATCATAAAACTCTTGTTGACTTTGAAGTGAAAAGTCTGTGAAAGCAAATTTATCTATTTTGATATCACCTGGTTCACGATAACCGATGGGTATTTTTTGATACATATAAATTGGTGAACGTACTTTACATTCTTGTGCTGTAAATGAGGACCCCTTTAAATTTACAAGTGAACCCTCATCTAA